CAAGGCTCATCTCTCCCTAGTACGGTAAGTTCGGTTCCAGATTCACCTTTTATCCGACCAGAAGGGCTACAAAGTGACGAGTAATAATGCGGAAGTAATCCCCATTAAAAGGGGGCTAGCTTTAATCGGTAGTACGCAACCTCGAATCCATACGCCATTATTAAAGACCGCAAGCAAGGCGCAGGAGGTAGCGGACTTAGCTGAAAAGATAAACCTGCCGCTTATCCCCTGGCAGCGATGGGTACTCGATGATTTGCTATCTGTAGACGCTAGCGGGACATTCTTGAAGAAATCGGCCCTCGTTCTTGTAGCTCGTCAGAATGGTAAGACTCATCTAGCCCGCATGCTCATATTAAGCCATTTATTCCTGTGGGGATCTAAAAACGTACTTGGCATGTCCTCTAATAGAAATATGGCCCTGGATACCTTTAGGCAAGTCGCTTATACGATAGAAGATAACGAGTTCTTATCTAAACAGGTACGCCAGATCAGATTGGCTAACGGCCAGGAGTCTATTGCACTATTAAATGGCGCTCGCTACGAGATCGCTGCAGCTACGAGAGATGCACCTCGTGGTAAGACCGCTGACTTCCTTTATCTTGATGAACTTCGAGAGTGGTCTGAGGAAGCGTTTACCGCAGCATTGCCCGTTACTCGTGCAAGACCTAATGCCATGACTTTAATGACAAGTAATGCGGGTGACGGATTCAGTAGTGTATTAAATGATCTTAAAGAACGCTGTATGTCATACCCGCCGTCTAATTTAGGCTATTACGAGTACAGCGCACCACAGCATTGTAAGATACATGACCGTAAAGCCTGGACTATGGCAAATCCCGCCCTGGGCCATTTAATAACGGAGCAGACGCTAGAAGAATCAGTTAATACTAATAGCGTGGAAGCCACCCGCACCGAGATGCTTTGCCAGTGGGTAGATAGCGCCGTCAGTCCCTGGGTGTATGGCTCAATCGAGGCTTGTAGTGATAGTAGTTTAGAAATACCAGTAGGCCCTGCAACAATAATGGCATTTGATATTGCACCGACTAGGAGATCAGGCGCTTTAATAATGGGCCAGATGAAAGAGGGCAAGATAGCAGTTGGTTTAGCGCAACTATGGAGTAGCGAAGTAGCTGTGGATGAGACAAGAATGGCCAGTGATATAAATGAGTGGGCCCGCAAGTACCATCCAACAATAATCTGTTATGACAAGTATGCCACGCAAACTTTGGCAAGTAAATTAGAGCAAAGCGGTTGGAAGATGCAAGACGTATCAGGCCAGGCGTTTTACCAGGCATGTTCAGATCTATCTGATGCTTTGGCAAATGGCAGACTAGTACATTCGGGACAGGCAGACCTGGTGCAGCATTTAAATAACTGTGCAGCTAAAACAAACGACGCTGGCTGGAGAATCATTCGTAGAAAAAGCGCTGGCGATGTCACAGCGGCTATTAGTCTTGCAATGGTGGCGACAGAATTAACCAAGCCACAAAGAACCGCCCAGATCATTGTCTAACTTGCACTAATTGTCCGTTTTAGGTATATTATGTTGATATGGGTCTATTGTCTGCTTTGGGTATAAACAAAAAAACTGAGTCTGTCCAAGCGCAATACGCCCCAGCGATTATGGATACGGCCTACGGGTACGGTTCGTTTACAACTGGTGTCGGTAATTTCCCTGGCGGTTTAGATCGCAACTTTGCCATGCAGGTTCCAGCGGTTAGCCGTTGCAGAAACTTAATAGCTGGTGTAGTTTCTTATCTACCGCTTAAACTTTACAAGAAGTCAAGTGGTGAGGTACTGGGGAGTCCTCTTTGGTTAGAACAGCCAGACTATCGGCAGCCACGATCCGTCACTATCAGTTGGACTGTCGATAGCCTCCTCTTCTATGGCACGGCCTTCTGGCGTGTCACAGAACTCTACGCCGACGACTTAAGACCATCTCGTTTTGAATGGATTGCCAATAACAGAGTTACATTCACAACAAATAAATTTGGCACTGAGGTCAGCGAATATTTTATTGATGGCGAAAGAGCACCTATGTCGGGTATTGGTTCTCTTATTACATTCCAGGGCCTTACACAAGGCGTATTACAAACCGCAGCTCGAACTATTCAAAGCGCATTAGATATTGAAAAGGCTGCAGCCGTATCAGCACAAACTCCCGTTCCGAGTGGATATATTAAGAACACAGGAGCAGATTTACCAGAGCAACAAGTATCTGGATTACTAGCTCAATGGAAGCAAAGCCGACTAAATAGATCAACAGCATATTTAACTAGCACATTAAGTTATGAAACTACAGGGTTTTCACCTAAAGACATGATGTACAACGAGGCGCAACAGTACCTTTGTACGCAAATAGCCAGGGCCATGAATATTCCAGCGTACATGATCAGCGCCGACATGAATAACTCTATGACTTATCAAAACATTATTGACGGCCGTAAAGAGTTCGTGGCTTATTCTTTGCAACCGTTTATTTGTGCAATTGAGGACAGACTTAGCATGGATGATATTACGCCAAGAGGGCATGTTGTTAAATTTGCAATCGAGGAGTCCTTCTTACGTGCAGACACAATCAAGCGCTTAGAAGCATTAGAGAAAATGCTGGCATTAGGTTTAATAGACGTTGAAGATGCTAAAGAAATGGAAAACATGACACCTAACGGAAGAGAAGTTGAAGATGATACTTACATTCAGTAGCCAGATTGAAAGCGCCGATGGCGAGCGCAGAATTATAGCTGGCAAGATTGTGCCCTACGAGCAAGTTGGCAATACCTCAGTTGGCAAGGTCGTATTTGCTAAAGATTCAATCGAGATAGGCGATCCTGGCAAGGTTAAAATGCTTATGCAGCACCGCCCAGAAAAACCAATCGGCAGAATGCAGAATTTTAATAAAGCCGAAGACGGCATTTACGCATCGTTTAAAATTAGCGCAAGCATGCAAGGCCAAGACGCTTTAATCCTTGCTGGCGAGCAATTAATAGACGGCTTGTCCGTCGGAGTTGACGTAAACAAGTCAATCCAGAAGAAAGAATATCTTTATGTAACCAGCGCTACCCTGCGTGAAGTCAGCCTGGTGGAATCGCCAGCATTTACCGCTGCGCAAGTAACTAAAGTTGCTGCTAGTGAAAACGAAGCAGAGGACACAAATCAACCAAAAGAAAGCGAGGCTCCTGTGGAAGACAATGCAACACAGCCACAAGAAGCAAAGGCAGAGGCTGCTACTCCTACAGTAGAAGCTGCTCGCCCAATAATTACAGCACCACTTATCCAAACAACTATCCGCACGCCAATCACTTCAATGGCTGCATACACAGAGCACAAAATCAAGGCTGCTCTAGGTAATGATGATTCAAAGCTATATGTAACTGCAGCTGACGACTCATTCGCAACTAACCCAGCATTTTCACCTACTAAGTACCTTGCCGAGTTCGTAACTAATACTCGCTTTGGAACTCCAGCAATAGATGCATGTTCACAAGGAACACTGCCAACTAGTGGAATGACAATATCAGTGCCGTCACTTGTGACTAGCGTTGGTGGGGGTTCAGGTGTTGCTCCAGAAGTAACTGTAGAGGCCGAAGCAGGCGCAGTTCAAAATACAGGCATGGAAACACAATATTTGACTGCAACAGTTTCCAAGTACTCAGGTATGAATACACTGAGCGTGGAACTGCTTGAAAGATCGGATCCTAACTTTTATGCAGAACTTACAAAACAACTCGAGTATGCATATTTAAAGCGTTTAGATCAAACAGTATTAACTGCGTTAATTGCAGCATCTGCTAACGGTACTAATACCACTGCTGACCTTGATGGAATTGTTGCATTCGCCGCAGAAGGCGCACGTACCATCTACACAAACACTGGTTACTTTGCACAGAACTACATTGCCAACCCAGCACAATGGGGCGCACTGATTTCTGCTCAAGACACCACAAAGCGACCTGTATTCACGGCCTTACAGCCTATGAATGCGGCTGGCCAGGTATCAACAGGCTCCATTCGAGGCAACGTTCTTGGATTAGACCTGTACGTGGATAAAAACTTCACAGCAACTACCTTCGACGATGACTCTGCTGTAATCCTTGCACCAGAAGCATTCACCGTATATCGCTCAGCACAGAACTTCATGTCAGTAAACGTAGTATCTAACCTACAAGTACAAGTTGCAATTTATGGTTACATGGCAACACTTGCAAAGATGCCTAACGGAATCTTGAAGTACAAGAAGACCTGATAAGACCGATTAATCAATAAGTAATCCCCTGGGGTTTAGTAGCCCTAGCCCTGGGGGAGTTTTTTAAGAGAGGAATACATGGCAGCCACTTATGTGACCACCGCCGAGTTAAGAACTAACCTTGGTATTGGCTCTCTTTATTCAGACGCAACTATTGAGGAAGTATGTCAAACCTCGGAAGATTTAATAAATCAATATCTATGGTTCAATACTGCCCCAGTAGTAGGCACAGCATTACAAGATAACGTGGCAACACTTATGCTTGCCAACCCAAACGCATTCGCAGCTTCACAAATTGTTACAGTATCTGCGTGCGGTAGCCCATTCAATGGCACAGTTACAATTACAGGCACAATACCGCCAACAACAGGTACTACCAGCCTGATACCAGTATTTATGTATAACTACGGACAAGTCAATTACCCTAATGGTTATTCTTTTATTCAGTATGCTAAAAGTGGTAACGACCAAACATTTCACAAAGTAGCACCATACGGCTTAGTTACTGGCCCAGATCACAAGACCCAATCTTATGCGACAACCCCAGCAATACGTGAGGCAGCGATGATCGTTGCTGTAGACATCTGGCAAGCAAGACAAGTTAGCCAGACTGGTGGGGTCGGTATGGATGGGATCTCTGCCAGCCCTTATCGGATGGGTTATCAGCTGATTAACCGAGTGCGTGGTCTCATCCAGCCGTATTCAAGTCCAGCATCACTGGTGGGCTAAT